CCATTCCTTTAGCCAATTAAGCACTTCAGGATATTGACGACACACTACTGCCAAAGACTGAATAACCTCTGGTTTTGGATTTATCATCCAGCACCTCCAGTGTCACGGTTACTCACTGTGTTGCCATCCATCCCACCTTTAGGGGAACCATCCGGTTGAGTCGGTGTAGGCTGCTGAGCTTGCTGTTGTGCTTGCATCTGCGCTTTCACTTTGTCTTCGAATCGCTCTCTTTCCCTAGATGGAACAATGTCATCCACAGGCATTTGCAAACCTTTAGCCACTTCACGAAGAATCGCTGCACGGCCTTCCTTACCAACGATTTGCATATCAATTTCGTTGGCGGTTGCATTAAGAAACTCGATACGGCGAACATTCACAGTCTCTTTGACTGCAAGGTTAACTGCACCTTTCGGTACAATGTTAACATCGCCTTTAATTGATTCATCTTCATCATAACGCATATTGTAAACAAACTGTCTGTAAACAATAGGTTTGATGATTTCGTTATCTATGTGCATAACAACTTGACGAATACCTTTACCAGCTGCACCCATCAACATAGACAAACCAGAAGATGTTCTGCCAGCGCCTTGAACATTCAAGTCGCCGTAAACATACGATGGAATGCCTGAGTGGTCATCAGCTAGTTTACTAAATTTATCATACACACCCAATAGTGTGTTTGCGTTGTCATCAGGTTGTGTAAACCTAACAGCAGGCGCACTAGAACCTAACGGGTCGTTCGTGACTTGCCAGATTTTCCACGGGTGGAGTTGGGTGATGTCTTCGTTTGGTGGGATTCTTTCGAGATTAACTTCGACTTGAGGCCCACTAGATATCCCCATGTTGTTGACCAAAGCCCTTGCAGCTGCGTTACACACATTTTGCAGGTCTTCAATAATTTCTGGTATACCTTTACCCCAAAACGCACCGGGGCACTTGATGAAAGATGTTTTAGCATATGGTTTTTCTCCTAACGGGTCGTAGTTCAATACTGCTTTGATAATGTAATTACCTACAGCCCAAACGTTAGCATCATACTCTTTTGCTTCATCAGGTATTTCTTCTTCAGTAAGACCCCATTCTCTCAGCATTTTACCACTTACTTTACCCCAAAACTCTAGAGCATCATAAGTTGTAGTCGGCTTGTTGAAAGTATGAAACTTTCGCTCTTCCTGTTCTTTAGTAAGTTCTACATCTTCACTAAACCAAGATGTACCGTTACCAATATCAAGAACTTCTCTGATAGCGTCTTCGTCATAACCCGGAACACCAATAAGGTCTGCCAGCTCTGAACGACTAAGAGGGTGATGCTGGAACAGATAACCCTCGTTTATATTAGTAATACCCGGCTCTGGATAGATTCTAAACGGATCAACACGTTCAAACTCTGGAGCAATAATCTCATCTGCTTCTACAGTAGTTCTACCGTTCTCGTACTTCCAGCCGAGTTTTCTTTGCCTACGAACCACTGGGCCTTTTACAAAAGCACACGGGTATGTAACCAAATCTGTTATAAATTCATTAAATGATTCGCCCCAACCACCTTGAGTAAACTGGTCACGAATCTTTATTTCCATTTTCTTTGCACGATTGTCTGCGCCTTGCAGCAATTTGAAACGGTAGTTCTGTGTTACCATCTCTTTCAGCTCAAGCATTTCTTCTTGAGTCGGTGCTTGTCCGTTTACCTCAACAAGCTTTACAACTTGTTCAGCAAACGCATTTTCAATTTCTGCTGTTTGTTGTGGAGAGAGATCAGGAATAGGTGTGGTCTCAAGACCCCACGGGGGTGACCCTTGATCAAGAAGAATATCACGAAGCCAGCTTTCAGCTGCACGACATTTAACTTCTGTAATCATCATATAAACATCAGACCCACCCTGAGAGTTGATCTGATTTAGTTTGTCTGCTTCATACTCACCATTACGTTGACGTAAAGCTTTGAGCATGAGATTCTCGATAGGTTTCTTTGCCTGCCTTGCTGCATCCCAGCATGATCGTAGGTGATCAGCCAAGCCGAGGATAATAGGCTGGTTCTGCCTTTCAGCTAGCTGTTGTTTGATAAGAGCTTCTTCTTGTTTTACTAGCTCTTCATTTCCTACGACTTTTAGTACCATGTTATTCCATGTCCTTCATGTCTTCTACGGTATCTTCATCATTCTTGTTTGTATAAACTTTACCGCCTGACCCATACTTCTTAGCCAAATCTTTATCAATCTTCTCTTGGACATTCTCTGGTAGTTTAGAAAAACCTACATATTTTTCAGGTACTTTACCGCCATGCTCATACATGACAACAACTTTACTAGCCATACCACTTGTGTCCATTTTCGGATTGTCTGAGATAATGGTGTATGGTTTATGTCCACATTTACCTTTCATAAACAACCTCCAATAAGTTTACAATTAAATATACACAGGAACAAGTATACACGCAAGCTTTTTAAATTCAAGAAAAACCCACCTGCCGAAGAGAGAGCAGGTGGGCTATGAAGGTAACTATAGTTCGGAAGGTAACTATGTGCGTATTTTATCAAGTCCATCCACCTGCTGCAACCCTTTTTATTTCACGCCTCTGTACAACAAACCCACCCTCACCAGCAGAACCAACGTGCAGCATAAGATACTGCAGTGCTTCAGCTACATGTGAGTGTTTGTTTTTATCAATGCTGCCATTCTTGTGATGGAATCTGTATCCCCCCATCATTGCAGCCTTGAGCTGCGTACATCTGGGATCAACTAAAAACGCTGAGTCCCCATCGACTTGCCTCATAAGGAAGTCGTCTACCGCAGACAATCTAGCAGACACGTTATTGGTTTTAGCAGGGAGAACTCTAAAACCTTCTGCTTTGATGATGTCCACGGCAGACCTCTCGTCAGTCTGTGCACGTTGCACTCCTGCTGGGTCTGTAATGATAAGGATTGGTGCGCCCGAGAACCTCTCGGTCAACATCGGGCGCAGAATGGTGCGGACGAATCTCTGTATGCCCATATCGAAACTGACAGCTTCATCGAGTATAAGAACTCGCCCGCGAGGGTCTTGTTGCCCTATAACAGCAGCTGGTGTCAAGCCTAAATCTATACCAACTACAATTGGGCGTACACCATTTATGATTGGCCGCAGTTTTTGCTGAGCCATATGATAGTCTGGTTTAAAATATTTATACACAGGCTGACCTGCAGAACTCAGACCATACTCGCCATCAATGTAAACCCGAACATATTCATCTGATCTACCTTGTGTATCGTAATAGCCTTCGGGCAGGTTTTCTATATTTTCTGCCAAGGAGCTTCTGCCCGAAGGTTGTTTGAATACATCCCACCCATTATCGTTAAGACTTACGCCATCTGAAGGGTCTAAACCCTCCATCTGATAATACCACCATGTATCCATAGTTGGAGGGTTAGTATCCCCCCACATCCCAAACCAAGAAGGCCCACCGTCTTTAGCTGACGGGAAACGACCAATACGTTTTGACATAGCGTCAACAATGTCAGGGTTGATATCCCTGCACTCATTGAACCATGCAAACGTCAATTCCAATGAGTTCAAGTTTGCAACATCGTCAGAGTCATCGAGAGCACGAAACATAATCTCACACTCTACATCTCCAACCTTGAAGAAATATGTTTTGGTAGTACGCATATAGTCTCCGCATATTCCGGGCGGAAACCAATCATGGAAAGTTTTAATAGTTGTATCTTGTAACTGCCTAGCAGTTTCACGAACAATAGCTACTCGTGATTTACGGATTCCTTGTTTGTTAGGTTTCTGCATCGTGGCTCGCCTAACAACTTCAAAACAACTTGCTACTGATTTACCGGAACCAACTGGCCCCATGAGCACACGCATCTTTGCATCCGAGTGCATAAACTCTCTACAAACTTTTGTTGGTGTGTAATCTATTTCCATTTAATATACCAATAAGCTTACAATAAAAGATGTACACGACAATCCTAATATAAGCCATATCATTTCTGAATCTCTCATCCCCAATACCCTTGCATTGATGTCCACTCATCATACCAACCCATATCTCCACAATGTTTGCACCACGAGATGTCCACAAGCTTAGTCCCGCATCTGTCACAGTTTCCGTGATCTATCAACGGGTTTTCCACAAGCAATACATAATACGTTGTGGATGGTTTGCGTAAAATTTTTGTTCGGTAAGGTATTTCGTGCAGCATGAGCGTAGTCGTCAGCGCATCGTGATCTTCCATACTAGTAAGCTTACAAGCTTTACAACCTTCGTAGACTGTATCAAACTTATCAATTAGCTTCGATGGCAGGGGTTGTGTCATCTGAGTTTGCATCAATGATAGTTGCTCGGTGTTCTTGCTCACCGAGGTTAATTGTAATTTTAACTCCACCTGATCCTCCTTCTGCTAGAACATCATTCTTCGGTTCTAGTCCGCCCCACTTAACAGTAGATTTAATGAGGTCTGCTTTCACGGCAGCTGACACATCAGGACTGTGTATTAAAGTCCAAGAAGTTGTCAGAAGTTCTTCCGCTTGTGCCCGGGCCTTAACTTTGAATGTCATCCCTTTATCACGGATATCATTTCGATAAGACTCGACCTTCTTCAAGAAGACCTGATCTTTATTAAAAACGATTATGTCTTCCGCTTTGATTTGATGTCTATCAATGACCTCATCTAAAGATTCTCCGCTGCCCTCTAACATAAGCGCAACATCGAAAGCTAAACGGTCAGACCATTTCGTGTGTTTCAGTGGTAACGTGTCCATACCCCAATTATGCAGTAAACCAAAAAGTTGTCAAGCAGTAAACTTTACACGTCTGTTTTTTGGGTCTTGTTATATGAGGTTTACTTATATGGGGGGGTGGTGTGCGCACGCAGTCCAAGTGCCCCCCCTTTTGCCTTATATGTCACAATATAAGGTTTAGATTTTATAGGCTCTAAAACCCTTGTATAGCCTCACTACTTGACAAACCTGTATAGTTTTGATAGCTTTAAATCATCGGCAACACAGACCGACTGACATAACCCGAGTACTAGTCACACTCACATTACTGGAGGTTTACTATGAGTAAGCTCTATAAAGGTAATGTTGGCATCAAGACTTCTCAGTCTAAAGATGGCAACAAGACATTGTGCCTTAAAAACAATGTCGAGGGTGTTTTCAATTCAGAAAACGCAGGCGACCTTTTCGCCAAAGCGCTTGAGTTGTCTAAGACAAGCAAGCTTCCGCTTAACAGCTGGTCATTCTATGTGCCTAGCCTAAAGCGTGCCATCAAGGCGGCTGACGCCAAATCAGTCAAAGACGGAACACTTGTTCCAGTCTTGCAAGCTGACCAGTTTGGCAAGCCAACGTTGAGACTTCTGCCACCAATGGCGAAGAAGTCTGGTGCTAGCTTCTCATCTGAGTGGCTTGCTTAACATCAACCCGAGGGGAGTGTAATGCTCCCCTCACAACTGACGGAGTGTAATATGTCAGATAAAATACGCACAGTGAAGTTGGTTTGGATCGAAGATCATTCATTCTACTTCAGATGGTTCTTTTCTCTGAAACAAGCAGAGAACTGGGCTTGGTCACAGTTGATAGACAAGAACGTCTGCAACGCTGGTCAGATTGAAATACATCAGACCAAAAAATAACCACAACCGAGGGGAGTTTCGGCTCCCCTCACAACTAACGGAGATAACTATGAACTTAGAACAAGCTTTAGAATACGGATACGATGTAAAGTATGCAAATGGTACACTGTACTTAACTGACCGCAGATGGAAGTACATGTTTGATGCAAGCACACTTAAACTTGGTGATGTAAGATATGCACTCAAGCATTATAACATAGACTCACTACCTTGGTTAGCCAAGTTCAGAAGACATAAAGATACAAACTTATGGGAATTGTATGCAACGAACTAGAGATTGGGGCTTCGGCCCCTTTCTTTTTTTGTTTCTTTTTTTGTTTTTTATTTTTTATATATAAATCCCATAGTTCGGGGGGTTATAGCACGCTTACAACAGCAGTTAATGTTATGGTTACATGTAAAGTTATACACTATCTAGCTATCTAGTTGGTAACTTGACACAATATGTTGTGTTTTAGATAGCCAAAGTTTACATCGTGCTAGCCATAACGCGTTGATTTCCTTGTGGTTGTAGCAAGATGTAAGCTAAATACTATCTAGTTTATCTAAATTATCTATGAATTTTACATATACCCTTTGTCTGCAAGATATATCCCACGATATAACGAAAAAAAGAGTAACGAAACATTACTTATAAACACCTACCTAATTTAGATAGCTAAGTTATAACCCGTTGTTTTACCTCAAGTTTTAACCATCTAATTAAATTATATAACACCTAACATTACACATATAAGGCGTTACAACTTAGATAAATTACTAACACGTCTACTAGTATCAATAACTCGGGCAAACTTTACAAAACGATTTTGATTTGATAAATTTTCAAAATCGGCAGGGCGAGGGTATCTGATATCCAGATACTACTGTCGGTATACCAATGATCTAACATACAAAGGAGGTATATCATGGGTAAACTATACGAAGGTAATGTAGAAGTAACTGCTAACCATAAGACTAAGAAGATTAACATCAGACCTAATCCAGAGGGTAAGTTCAACAAGGAGAATGTTGCTGACTTGTATGCTGTGATGAAGAAGCATGCAGACAAGTTGAAGTATGAGATGAACTTGTTTGTACCCGATGCAAGCAAGGCAGAAGTTCCTGTCATACTAGCTAACCTTAGATTTGGTGGTAAGCCATACTTAGCCATGTTGGAGAAGCGTGATCTTACATCTCAGACTAACAGAAAGAGCGACATTGAAGTTCTTTCCTAACCAAGTCTTGGAGAGCATGGGTAACACCATGCTCTCTTTTTTTGTAACTAACGGAGATACAATGACAGATAAATATCTATGTAACGTTTGTTGTACTGAGGGGGTAGCACCTGCTCGGTATGACTTAGGTTATCGTTCTTGTCTTACATGTGGCGATACCTTGGCAGGTCAACGCAAGTTCTGTGTCGTACCAATGCACAAGTCTAACTATGTCGTCATATCCAACAAGCAAGAACTCAAAGGCATCAACAACAAAGGAGGTTCGTATGTCTAATATATGGTGGTGGATACTATGGGGGGCGTTGGCTTCGGCTATTCTTTCCTATGTGGACATCATATTCAATCTAGGGTGGTTCTCGATATGATTATCTATGGACACCCTGTAACCAAGCGAAAGGTAATTGAATGGATACTAGCACTTGTCGTAACGGCAGGTGTTGGTTTCCTTCTTGCCTTCGTGATTATCAACCTGTTGCTAGGTTGTGAGACTTGGGATGAAAGTCTTTGGACTGAGTACAACTCATGCCTCACCCTGCA